TGGTTCAATACTTCTAGATGCTGGTGCTGGGTCTGGTAGATTGCTTGCAGAAACAGCGCTTGGTGAAAACGGAATTTCAAAACGATCTGTGTCCCATGTAACAACTATTAAAGTTAGACCAGATATTAAAGTAGTTAGAACTGGTTATGGAGCTCCTCTTGCTTCTGGTATCCTGCCTGGTTCAATTTTCTTTGATCCGCCAATGCTTCAACTAGAGGTTGGCTTGAGCATTGGTCTTCCTGCTGCAACAGAAGATAACTTAGTTTTGGACGGTACAAACAAAGAAAGTGCTAACTCTGGAGATAGGATTTCCTATGAGAGTAACCTTAACGAACAGTCGGGTATTCAACTTAGTGATCTCTCTAGTCTTTCAATAAACGATTTGGTTGAGTTTGATACTATTGGGTTTACTGAACCTGCTGGTACACTAAAGACTAATGAAGGCGGTATCGTATTTGAACAGAGTGCAGCTTCTGATGAGTTTGTTTTAGAGGACTACATGCATTTCATCTTAGAGGGTGGTAGACTTAGTGATGTTCTTCTTCTTGAAAATGGACACACTCTTATACAAGAGAGCAACAGTCAACCATTTACTCTAGAGGACAATCTACAGGCTTTCCCAGACGGAACAAATGAGCTCACTCATATCCGATTGGAGACTACTACTGACTCAACAGGACATTTACTTGGTGAGGGTATACAAGCAGGCGATAATAGTATAAACATTGTGTTGGACGGTCAACTTAATAGAGGTGAAAAGCTTCTCACTGAAGGAAGTAAGATTGAGTTTGAAGACAGCACTAATCAGGGAAGTATTCCAGAGGGCAATTTTGGTAATAGGAATATAACACAGTTTACGAGAGAAGCTAGAATTAGTTCTATAACTGCGACAGATAGATTAGCTCTACAGGATGAATATGAGATTGGTCTGAATGTTGCATTAGAAGATGACAGTGGAGTTATTATATTTGACGGAACATCTGCTGTACTTGACATCGAAGGACTCATACTATTGGATGGTACGGATTCTGCAAAATCTAATGCTGGAGATGCAGTAGTACAAGATACATCTGCAAACGAAAATGACAATCTACTTCTTGACAGTACAGGTGGGTATGACCTTGGTGATAAACTTGTGATGTTTGATGCCATTCATAATAAAGTTGCTGATAATGAGGGGGGATTCTTCTTGTTAAATGGCACGGATAGTTCTTCCACTAATGCTGGGAATGAGTTGTTATTGGAAGCAGAAACACTTCCGTTCTTAACACAAAATACTATAAATATTGCAAATGGTCTTGCATCTGAATCTGGTGGAGTACAATTACCAGTTTCAGAAGCATCTTCGGCCGAAGGCGTTGCGGTAGTGACTACCTTCGACAGCACTATTGGAACGTTTGATTCAACACAAACAACGTTTGACGCTGCATAAATCGTTATAAATAACATAAGAAGAGGGAACGTTAAATGGCATATCAATCATTAGGGGTTGGAACTAACGCCAACGATGGTAGTGGTGATACATTACGATCTGGTGGTGCGAAGGTCAATGATAACTTTGTAGAAATTTATACATTGATTGGTGATGGTTCTGGTCTTTGTACTGGAGTCAGTGCAACTGGCGCTGTTTTGTCATTAACTGCTCCCAATATCAGTGGTGTGGTTGCAGGAACACAAACCTCTGCTACTATCACGACTTTGGCCACAACAACAGTAAACGGTACTACTGGAAATTTTGGGACAGCTGTATTGGCAGCTGGATCGCTTACGGACACTTCGGGCGCAATTAGTTTTGGTAATGAGAATCTTACAACAACAGGAACATTTACATCTGGTAATTTAATTTGCGGTACGATTACATCCACTGGAGCATCTATTGTATTTGAGGGAGCTACACCTAATTCAAACGAAACAACCTTAACAGTTACAGACCCAACAGCAGATAGAACAATTACATTTGGGGATGAGACAGGAACCGTATTGACAACGGGTGCGTCAGACGTTCTAACAGGTAATATGATGAAAACTGCATCAACACTCTTAGTTGTGGACTCTTCTGGTTCTACTCTTAAAACAATTATTGGTGCCGGCGTGGCGTCATAAATAGATAAAAATAGGAAAATCAAATGGCAGCTATTATCACAGAAAAGTTTAGACTTCATAACGCCTCTCAATTTGAAGAGTCGTTTACTGAATCGTCTAATAATGTCTATTACCTTTTCATAGGTAAGAGTACACCGTTCACATCTGGAACGAGTGGAGGTTCAGACTCTTCGCCACCTACTCCTGTAGATGGTCCTTCAGATGAATTTTTTGCGTGGGATGATATGCTTGCTGCCAAGAATATTGGAACCGCAAATATTCAGAGGGTTCTTCCTAGAAGAAACTGGGAGAATGGTACAACATATGATATGTATAAACCAACTTACAGTTCGTCAAGCACTGCTACATCTGGTGCATCAAATTTATATGACTCAACATTCTACTTTGTGACAGCTGATTATCGTATTTATAAAGTTCTTGATAATAATGGTGGTACGGCATTTAGTGGAACAGAACCAACGAGTACAACAACGTCCCCTTTTAGTTCAGGCGGTTATGTTCTTCAATATATCTACACTCTTACAGCAGGACAAATTAGCACTTTTTTAACAGCAGATTTTATGCCAGTATCTACCGATTCAACAGTAAGCACTGCGGCGGTTGATGGTTCAATTGATTCACTAATTATTACAGCTGGTTCGGGATACACAAATGGAACTTACTATGCTGCAATCTACGGTGACGGTACAAGTCAAGGAACATCCTCTGGTGGTATTGTTAGAATTACAGTTACAAATAATGCTATTCAGTCATTCGGTTTGACTGCTGGGACAGATACAACAATACATTCTGCTGGTGCGGGATATACATTTGGAACTGTTAATCTTGCAAGTGGCTTTACCTTTTCAGATAATACATTGGACACTGCTTCAGCAATTGGTGGTAGTGGAGGTTCGATTGAAGTGGTTATTGGACCAAAGGGTGGCCACGGTTTCAATGCAGTACAGGAATTAGGCGGCCACTTTGTAATGGCGGCAACAACATTAACTGCTGCAGAAGGTGATGATATTACCACAGAAAATGATTTCCGTAAGTTAGGAATTGTTGTTGACCCTAATGCATTTGGCACAACTTCAGTTGCAACAATTTCAACTGCAAGACTTACTTATGCAGTTAAGCTTACCTCACAGTCTGGTACATTTGATGGTGACGAAAAAATTAGTCAAGCAACCACAGGGGCAATCGGTAAGGTTGTTGAGTGGGACAGCACAAATTCAATTCTCTATTACTTACAAGAACGATTTGGTGATTATGGAACTAGTGGAACAAATGGTGGGTATGTTGCATTTAGTGGTGCTAATGTCATCACGGGTGCTACCTCTGCCGCAGTTGGAACACCAGATGCTAGTGCTGACAGTGCGGTAACACTTTCGGGAGGTAATACGATCACCTTTGCCGATGGTTACGCAAACCCAGAACTTGATGCAGACAGTGGGAATATTTTATATTTAGAAAACAGAAAGCCGATCAGTAGGTCTTCAGACCAGATCGAAGATATCAAAGTTATCGTGGAGTTTTAATAAATGCCTCAATCTACAGACCTTAACGTAGCACCATATTATGACGATTTTGACAAGGATAAAAACTTTGTCAGAACACTGTTTCGCCCTGGCTTTGCAATTCAGGCTAGAGAATTATCCCAACTTCAATCAACCCTTCAGAATCAGATTGAGCAGGGGTTCAGTCATATGTTCAAAGAGGGAACAGTTGTTATTCCTGGCTCTCCTAACTTTTTGGGTGGTATTAATGCCGTCATGTATGTTAGAATTCAAAGCTCTTTTGGTGGAGAAACAATTGATCCACAACAATATGTAAATGCAGATAATCCAGTTATCCTAACTGGCCAGACTTCTGGTGTAAAATTTATGGTCATGGCTGCTACAGCAGCAACTTCTGATGATCCAGTAACACTGTTTGGTCAAATTGTTTCTGCTAATTTGAGAGGAACACTTTCTGAGGCCTCACGGCCGGGTGGGTTAGATGCAGCTGGTAATGATAGATTTGTAATAAACGAAAATATTAGTGCAAATGCTGTTGTTAAACATGGTTCAACAACATTTGCAGTAGATGCTGTTTCTATGACTACGGAAGTAACAGAAGGCGAAATCACAAATATCTTTAGATTCAATAATAATAGTGAGACTGCTGGTATCAGAAATTTTGGAACGCCGGCAACGCCACTCGTTTCTGATAGAGCAACTCTTGCTACTATTTCTGCTGGAATATATTTTGTTAAAGGTCATTTTGTTGCGGTAGGTGATCAAGTTATTGTTATCGATAAGTATACCCCCAACAGATTTTCTGGTAGAATTGGCTTGAGAATTACAGAGACTATTGTAACTCCTGAAGCTGATACTACTCTGTTAGACAATGCACAAGGTTCAGCTAATTTTGCTGCAAAAGGTGCTCACAGATTAAAGTTTACTTTGACTCTTATTAGTCTATCAACAACATCAACAGA